AATCTCACCTCTTAAGACAGAAGGTAGTAAGGCTTCAATCATATCTGCTTGGTAAAAGAATAGGTCAGAGGTTTCATATCCACCCGTCTTTGCTTTCCAAGCCTGACAATAATCGAGTGCCTGATTGCGAAGTGAGCGATAGATTAAATTCTTTGCGTCCTTCTCACCTATTGCTTCCCAAGTATCTAACTTATTGGGGTGCTCAACAAACCATTGATATAGATTTTGTTTTATATCTTGTATATCAATCTTAAACTTAAGATGATACTCAGATGCAACAGCGTCTACTACGTAGTCCCAAGTTTTTATTCTATCCCATTCAATCACGTCAGTTTTATACCCAATTCCAGTGGAAGAAATGTAACTAATTTAGTTGTCTTTGATTTGTTTTGGAATTCAGTTGTAGCAGGTAACCACTTATCAACCCATTCTAAATCTTTAACTACTGAGTTAAGAGGGAAAGCCCACACACCAAGAGGTGTAGAGTTTATATACCAAGGCTGATAGCCTAGAGTTTCTGCGGTAACAACTAAGAAGTCAAACTTTTTTCTTTCTAACAACAGAGTATCGTAATGGGTAAGCCTAGACTTAAGTTCAATAAACATTTGGAATTCATTACTAACACAATCAAATCCATCATATTCATTAGAAGACTTTTCTAAATCAGAATAGTGTCCAACCTTTAGCCAATCAAATAACTCTTGTTCCTTCACTCAGTATCCCACTTATGTCTTAAGACTAACAAGGCTATGATTGAGTAGTTTGCCATATCCTTAAAGGAGTCTTCAAGCGATTCATATTGTGGCGTTGCGCCTTTGTCGACAAGGTTATTAATGCGAGCAAGTTTGTCGTGCATACGGACTCGTAATCCATTAAGAGGTCCACCTGGTGAGTCGGAGATATTCTTCGGACCGTAATCAAGATGTTTCTTGATGAGTAATTCTTTGAGTTCATCAAATGTTTCACTTACTGCTTTCTCAAAATCGGGGTTAATACTAAGGGCCATATTTTTTTACTCACCATTCTCTTTGTCGCCTTCAGTTAGTAATTGCTGAAGCGATTCGTCAAAGTTTTGTAATGAGGATTTAACTATCATATCCTCAATCAAAACGTCAATTAGGTCGTATCCATTCTCGGCTGCAAAAAGTGTAACATAGGTAGATTGTGCTATATGTCTTATTTGTTCCGTGTTGTCTGAATTGTCATAAATAAATCTTAGTAATGAACCAAGCATTAATCTATATCCATTAGGAAGAATTAGATAAGGGTCAAACTCGTCATCATCTTCTACTGTATGGTCTATTAATTCAAATGAATTATCAAACTCTTCACCACACTCGTGGCACTTGTGATATTCGGGGTCAATCGGCTCTATCACTCAAGCCCAGCCTTCTCTCTTATATAACCTACTCCAAATTTAACGTAGGCTGAGTTGACATCTTCTCCTTCTGGCAATTGCACAATAGTAACGGGGAGTTCCCTAGCCAATGAGCGTGCGAACTCTGTGCCTGGTTGGTCTCCATCGGCAAAGACAAATATTCTTTCAAAGTCCGCGAGTAAACGAGTGTAATGTTTCTTCCAACTATTAGCCCCAGGAACACCGACACAAGGGATACCGACACAAGCAGAGAGAGTAATAGTATCAAGTTCACCTTCGCACACTCCTATGTAATCGTTTGCTTTATCTATATCTAATACGTTATACATCTTGGTATCTGCACCAGTCATACCCATATACTTAGGTTCAACAGCAGGATTAAGAGAGCGAAAACGCAAATCGACAGCACCAGTCTTGGTAATATACGGTATGGATAGTCGTCCTTGGAATGCTTCGTGTCCAATTTCAGGCCTCGCGACTACGCCTAATTGCGCCAGACGTGCCACTTCCAACGGAATGCCTCTGCTTCTTAGGTAATCTTCCGCCAGATAAATGCTTTCCGCGTAGTTGACTGCCGCTCTGCCCAGTAATTCCTTCTGCGATGCGCTCTGCTTCACGTATGTTTACTCCTTCTTGTTGGCTTATGATTTGTAAACTGTTACCTTGCACTCCGCAGGCGAAACAGAAGAAAATATTATTGTCAAGATTCGCAGTTCCTGACTGGTGTGTATCGGAGTGGAATGGGCACTTGAGATTAACTTGCCCGTGAGTTTGTCGTAGACTTGCTCCGTAGTGCAAAAGGATTTCTCTAATGCTTGGTAGGTCATTCTCATTTCTTCTCACCATACCCCGCTTCCTTTAAAAGATTAACTACATCTTCTAGTCTTAAGACTACAACCCAATCCTTGACTTTCTCTTCACCTTGACCGTTAAGTCTTAAACAAACTAGACCAAGTATGCCAGTTTTAGCCCGTTCTTTCAGTTGTTTAATGGCACTTGAGGGGTTAAATCCAGTTCGTGCTTTTACTTCCCAGTCTATACCAACACACCCAGTTATGTCTGTGCCACTACGACCAGCACCAGTAGATTCTGCAAAAGGAAATCCATTAGTGGCTAGGTATTGTGCTACTACCTTCTGACTGCGATACCCTCTATGTTTGCGGGACTGAGATGGCATTCTTATCTTTCTTTAAAACATTAATAGCCAAGTCTAAGCCCGTAACTAAACCATCTGACCATTCATCTTTTACTTCAATCTTTAAATTTTTTATTACTTCAATAACTTTATCTATTTCAGCCTTAGTTTCAAACATAATAAGTTGACGAATCTCTTGAGTCATATCGTCTTCTTCTTCTCTAAGCATAACTACTCCTTGAATAATTCAACTGGCACTCGCCAGCCTTCAATGTATGAATCATACCATTCGTCAGTCATATAGTCCTTAGGTGAGATGTGTCCATATAACTCAACTTCAGAATAATAATCAGTGTCTAATACCTTTGCTCCAAATATATAGTTATTAATATCTTTCTTCCAGAAAGGAATAGAGGTTTGGGTTCGTATAGACCTGACCTCATAGTTTGCACCTACATCAGCCAATGATTTACGCTGAGGGTGGAGGCTATTTGGATACCAAGGGACATTCCAAGACTGGTTATATTGTTTGGCTACTGCCCATTCACATACATTTGCTCTTACATTTGAGAGTAATTCGTGTTCTAGTTTTCCATCTACTTTACCTTGAGCATAATTAGGTTTATCTATAGAACCAAACTTTGCAAGCCATCGTTCTGTTGCAAGCATAGTGCATACTCTAACCTCATCTTTACTCAACGCTATTATCATACTGCCATCTTAGATGTCTAGCATCATAATCATATCCCATTTGTTTATACTCAGAAAAACTTTCTTTGTTTTTGTAAATTAACCAATTAAATTCATAGGAGAATAAAATAATAGAAAATCCTAAATCTGCTTCATCCCATTCATAAAAACCTATATAAAACATTTCTTTAAAAGAATCCCAAAAACTATAATTCTTAGCACGTCCTGCAAATTTAATCTTCATTACTTATCCACCATTCTCTGGTATGTCTGACATAAACATAAACTCAGGGTTAAATGATAGCCAACAATTTAGGTTAGCGTTAGCATCGGCACGCCCGTATCTATTTTTTACAGGGGCAACAGCCATAGAAGTGCCAACAACTCCAAGGGTACAAATAAGCGCAGGAAGTTGGGCGACTTTACCCTGAAGAGCCGAGCGAGGTTGACAAGGAGTACCAAGTACAGCCTCAGAAGTATGGTGCAAAATAATGATAGCAGCGTTAGTAGCACGAGCAAGGTATTTTAACTCCTTCATAATAGCCCTCATAGAAGCAAACTCTTCACCTCCATCAGTTGCAATATCCATAAGATTGTCTACAAAGATTGCTATAGGTGGGCAACCCCATAGTTCTTCAAAGGCTTGGACTTCTTCATCTATGTCTTGCAACGTAGGACTAGATTCAAATGACCAAACAATATGAGCACCCTTTGCTAATACGGCACGAGTCCAACCTTGGTCAGTATTCATCAATTGTTCTACATCAGTTTGATTCTTGCCTGATATCATTGATGCTAAACGCATAGCCATAGTGTGTGCATTAGTGTCAGCAGATATATATAAACTAGGCACCTTCATATTTAATGCTAAGGCTAGAGCAAGTGTTGACTTACCTACCCCAGGAGTTCCCGCAAGCATAGATACTTCGGCTCTGCGAAATATAATTTTGTTGCTTTCAAATGTTTTAAATACAGAAGGTAATGGTTCACCACCTATATCACGTCTACCTATACTGCGAACTAAGGTTTTCATTTTTACCTTCATTAAAAGTAATTGGGTATTTTGGATATAGTTTTTTGAAACTGTAACTCATTTGTCTTGTTGACCAGTTATGTATACTGCATACAAACTTAAAATATAATTTAATTGTATACAAAAT